AAGGTTGCCCGGCATTATCTCTACTTTACCCGCTTTGGCATAATAGAAATGTTTTTTAGCAGCCTTTGGGATGTTCTTTTTCGCGGCCGTCCTAAGTACACGCCCACCCGCTAACAATATCCTTTGTCGTTCGCGCTTTGTGGCTACCTCGTCAAGATAGCCCCGCATGTTGCGCTTCAATGCCTCTATGTCCTGTGCGCGTATGTAGATGCTCATCTGCTTACCCTTGCGTTGTATTCTTGTTCTACGATGTAGATATGTTTATCCACGTCCACCGTGCCGCTCCGCTGATCGGAGAAACGGATGGACTGTAAGACAATCCCGGAGTAGGTGCCAGGGGCTTTGGCGTCCAATGCTGCGCGGATCGCCGCTGCCAGGTTGTTTGCCGTATCGTAGCTATCCGCCAGGCTCATTACTGTGAAGGTAACCGCGTCCAGCTTGCTTGCTCCGTCCTTTGTGTCGCTTGGGTCGGCACCTTCAATCGTATAGATAGCGAACGGGTACGCGGCATTCTGTGGCGCAACGTCCGGGTATATCCGTGTCGAGCAAATAGACGTTACGCCGTTCGCCGTGCTAAGTATCCCATATATCGCTGCGCCTATCATTTTTTCAGTTGCGTTTCAAGTTCTGTGTAACGCCTGTCGGCGTTATGGATTACGGCTATTATGTCGTATGTGTTGTTGCGATACGTTACGCGGTGTTTTTCCGTAACACCAGCGTCGTAACGTATCGTGAATGTCGTTTTTCGCGTTGCGGTTTTTTGCCCGCTTTCTTCATCCTCTTTGCTTGCTGCTATGTTCGGCACATTCACAGCCGCCCACCGCGTCGCATACGTGCCCCAACTTTCGGCGGGGTAGCCCGTACTGCTTTGCGTCTCCGTTACAAATTGAATCGTGATACGCTCCCGCATTGCGCCTACTTTCTCGTCTTTGTTCATAGCAGGTAGGCGTAGTTTATGCGGTCGAGTAGGTATTTAGATGCAGTGGGCAGCCTCTTTACGCTGTCGGTTCGGTTTTCGTACAAGTCAGCCAAAACAAGCTTAAGCGCCGTTTTTATGTCCTCCGGTAACGCCGTTGCGGCACCGTACCCGGCCTGGTAAACCACAGTAACGGCGTTGCGCTGTTCACGCAACGTCGGCCATGTTGCGTTGTACGCGGGTTCGATAACGCAACGTTTTGCGTACAAGTCGGCTGCATACTGATTCGCCGCGAGCGTTTGCGTTGCGCCGTCGCTGTCCACGTATGAAATAGACGTTACGCTGATCACAGGATGGATAGTCAGGCGTAACTGCGAGGGCGTTTGAAGGTCGCCCCAAGCGTCGAAGGTCTCCGTAATGGTTTGCGTAACAAATGCCTGGGAGAGGTAATTTTGCGCCATTTGCGTAGCGGCGGACACAAGCCCGGCAATCAGAGTGTCATCGTCAGATGTGTCCATTTTGAGCCATGCTTTTGCGTCGCTTGTGCTGAAAACCGCCTCCGCTGCTGCCGTTGTTACCTTCCACCCTGCCATGTGTTACTTTTTGCGCCGTACGGCCTTTTCTACCTTTTTGTATTGTTGCGGGGCGTCCGCTGTCTCAATTGCTTTTTCTTCAATCAGTACGGCGTAGCCCTCGGATACTGCCAGCCCGGCGAGGGCGGGGGGCATAAACCCCACGTCCCCGGCGGAATAGGCCAGTCCAAAACGCCCGGTTGGGCTTTTCAGGAATCTTACTTTCAGCATTGCGCTCAATCCTTTTTGGCGAAGAAGTGAACCGTGTACCGTGTGCTTTGCGTACCGCTGCCGTCAATGATAAGGCGTTGCCGTGGCCCATAAATCACTTCATTGTCCAGCCTCTTAACGGCAGCGGCGGTATGGTTGATAGAATCCACTTGCACCCAGTCAGTAGAGCCATACGAGGCGGCTTCCTGGAGGATATTGGACAAGGCGACCGTACCAGACAAAGAAGTTACGTTCACATGGTAGAGGCTTGTCCACTTCGATACCAAGCGCGTTGGGATTTCGATAGTGTCGTTTTCGGTATTGGTAATCGTATCCGTTACCGAGTACGCATAGTAAGGCGTCGCCGTTTGGTAGTCGTTGGTCGAGTTGGTTGCGGCGATCGCTACCAGGCCAATCAGGGCGGCGAGAATGAAGGCAGAAAATTTCGTTTTCATTTTATTGGATTATTGGGGGAGTACTCGCCTCCCCCGTGTTCTTAAATGGCGTCGGTCAGGTCGGCGTCTTTGATGGCGGCGAAGCTGGCGGCATGGCGCAGGGCTGCATCCCACCAGGAGTTCACCACGATCGTAACCAGGGCGTTTTTGCTCGAGGTGTACGGGTCAACGACCACATCGAGGCCGGCCCATTGGCCTACAATCAGTTCGTTGAAGTTTCCGAACAGTACGGCGTGCAGGTTGGTGCCGCTGCCTTTCGTCAGGTCGCTGGGCACCTGGGTAGAGACGAATGCGCGGTAGCCGTTCAGGGCGTCAACGCGGGGGCCACTTGCCGGGGCTGCGCCGTCCATCCAAACGAATTGCGCCGTACCGGATGCCTTTTCGGTCTTTTTCAGGTAGCCGCGAACGCCGGGAGTGGTCAGGTATGCCAGGCTGCCGAAGTCGGCGTTATCCACCGCAACCTCGGTCTCCAGGTCGACGATTTTGCCCCACGTCAGAGGGCCGCCGTCCGTACCGCAGGCCACAGAGCCAATGCCCGACGTGTTCAGGATACCCGTGATAAGCTGCGTAGAACCATCGCCATTGATGAGGGCGTAGTCCAGTGCGCGGTTGATTGCCTCGTTGAGCCTGCCCCGTACAAAGTTTTCCACGTCAATGGAGCTTTGCACCATGAGCTGCTTCGAGATGTCCGTGAACGCTCCCAGGCGGTTCGGACTCATCTGAATGCGGTCGAAGGTCGGCGACGTCTCCGCGTTCGGGTCGTTTTCGCCCTCCCATACCGCCGTGGCGGCTGCGTCGTTGCGCGGGAAGTCAATGTTACCCGTCAGGCCAGTCAGTAGGGTAGCCCCTGCCTGCAAGACTGCGAGGCGAGGGTCCAGAAAGGGGATCAGGTCGCCCAACTCCGTGGGGATGGTGAACCCGCCCGCTGTGGTTGTGCCAGCCGTCATATCCCGGCGCTCCATGCCCTTGCGCGTCAGCATCGAAGGAATGAAGAGGTTGCCCGTCGGCGTGATACCGGACGCCCGGAACTCGCGTTCTGCCTCCTGGCTCATTTCGGCCTCGATACCGTCAAGCTGTTTGCCAGCGGCGGCCAGGGAGATAGCCCGCATAAGGGAGTAGCGGCCAACGGCTTTTTGTTCGGGGCTTTTTTGAGCGGGCTTGCTGCGGGCTTGTACAACAGCCTGGCGGGCTTGCTCAGCCTCGGCCTGCTCTGCCAGTTCAATATCGGTGTCGAGGTTTTGGATTTCGGCTTTGAGGCTGATTGCCTTGCCGCGCTGCTCCTCGGTCAGCATTTGGTTAGCAGCCGTAGCGGAAATGGCCGTCAGTTCGTCCATCTTGTTCCCGCGCTGCTGCTTAAGTTCATCGCTGCGCTTCATGTTACGCTTTTTTAGATAATTCGATAATATCCGCAATCAGCTGCGGGAAGTCTTTATCGCACACGCCTTGGGGGGCGGTGCGTATGTCCTGGAGCGCCCTCGCGGTAACGCTCGTTTCTTTGTATGCGGGGTAGGTTACGGGGGATACATCAAACAGCATATCCACCTGCTCGATACGGCGCTTTGGTTTCATCCCTGCCTCCTGCATCCAGTTATCTTTGCGGATGGTGAAAGCAAAGGAACTTTGGGAGATTAGGCCGCTTCGCACCATTTTCAGCAAGTCATTACCGAACGTCGTATCCGGTGCCTCGAAGCGATAGAACAAGCCCCGTGCATCGGATGAAAGTTCAAGTGTGCCGTTAGAAGTGCGTGCCAGCGGATAATTGGCGTCGTGGTTGAATAGTGCCACTACATCTTTGTCGTCGGCGTCATCGAAGGCACCGGAGGCGATTTCTTCAAGGTAGTTGCCCATATCCGTAGGCGTCTCAAACACCGCTGCATAGCCCTCAATAACACGGCTTTCGGGCTGTGCCCGTACCTCTATCTTGTACGTCCTGCGCTCGGTTTCGGCAGGCATGTTCTTGTTTTCCATTTCTTCGTATTTACGTTTTGCCCAGTCCAGCATGGCATCGCCTCCCCATGCGTCGTACATCACACTACCTCATATCTCATTGCCGTCGGCGTCGGTATATTTGCCCTGGTCGTAGGTCTTTGCGCGGCTCAAAAAAGAATAAGCCCTTACGGTTCTATCGTGGCTTATCGTCTCCCTGTTAGCCAGGATACGCGCC